CAGGAACAAAAATCGCACATGGTCTATCCATGTTTGGATCGTAATAAACTTTTCTAAATGCTGAACCCGCTAATGGCAAAGAAAACAAAAGTTTTTCAGTCTCAGTTCGGTATTCAGTCATTCTATCGGTCAATAAGTAGTTCATATATTCTTGAACTCTTTTTGATTGTTGTTCTTTTTCAGGAGTAACTTTGCCAAATATCTTAGTATTTACTGGTCCTGAAGCTGGAAATATCTCACCGACTGCCTGACTTTGAAATCGAACCACAGCCTCTGTAAGCATTGGGTGAAATACACCACACGCTCCGGGCCAAGGTAGAGTTCGATCTTCAATCTTTAAACCTAATTGATCCAAACCTTTTATATAAGTTTCTTCCCAATCGTTCCTAGAGTCTCGATCACCTTGATACTGACCAACAAGCTCGGTTGCTAACATTTGGAGATCATCTTCAGATATCTCTTCTGCTAAATTTGCAAAAAAGTCATCGCTTCGGTCAAGAGCATCTGGATTAAAATCAATAATCATTCCGCCATCTTCGGTCATCTCTGCACCATTAGGCTCAATAATATCTATTTCAACGCTTGCTTCTAGCTCTCCTTCTATTGGAGTTGCGGGTGTTATTTTTTCTATTGCCATAATTAATAATACTCTGCTTTACTTGCGTAAAAGGGTTCATCTTCTTCATCGGAGTAAAGACTGACAAAACCACCTTGTCTAAATCTTAACAAAGCCTGAGTGCTAGAGTCCACTAAATCGTCATGCTCTGCATTCGGAAAAGCCGCAAACTCTTCAATGACCTCATCTGCCCATCGGGTTTCCGGTGCCCAGACTATTCCAGTTGCAAACAAATCTGCAACCGCATTCACTCTTGCTATTTTATCGTTCCCTCTCGATGGGCTAAATTCTGATACAGGAATCCCCATTGATCTCAATTCAAAGATTAAGGGTGTTCCTGCGGCTTTCGACTCGACAATGAACGCATCGGGTTCATACTTCTGCCATGTCTTATAAGCCACTTTCTTCAGTTCTGGAAACTCCAATCGTTCTTTAAACGCATCGAGCAAAATTAAGTTGGGAGCCATTTTCCCATCTTCATCGTCTGTGTAAAACACTCCCCATGTCGTGCAAGCCGAATAATCGGAACGCTCTGTTTTAAGAAATGCGGTGTCCCAAGACTGAATTAAAAACTCACAATGCGGTGGTCGATCTTCTTCCCATCGATTCCACCACTCTCTTTTAACCAATGCACCTTCTTCACTGGTTGGGTCTTGCTGATATTGTGCAGACCATTTTGAAACAGGAAGCTCTTCTTTAAGGGCTTCAAGTTCTTCTATCTTCCAAAAGCCGGGCCAAAGTGACTTGCCTGAAGGCAGGATTGCAGGAAACTCAATGACTCTCCATTCTTCTCCGCCACGCTTCATACTGGTTTTCAATAGGTTTCCAGTCAAATCTCGTTTGTGCCATCGGGTCATTACCACCACAATCGCACCGCCCGGTTGTAAACGCTGACGAGGACCTGAGGTGTACCATTCAAAAGTCTTATCAAATACTTTGGGATCGGCACTTGCACCTTCCTGCTCTGAGTGTGGATCATCAATGATCAATAAATCCGCACCTTTACCTGTTACAGCACCGCCAACACCAATCGCAAAATACTCACCGCCTTTGTTGGTATTCCATCGACCCGCAGCTTTACTATCGGCTTGCAGGTTTACAGTATCAAATATCTTTTGGTAATCCTTTGAGCCAACCAAGTTACGCACCTTTCTACCGAAACCCACTGAGAGTTCTGCGGTGTGTGCAGTCTGAATCACCTTTCCTTCTGGCTTGTGTCCTAGAAACCACGCAGGCAATAGATAAGACGCAAACTCACTTTTGGTATGTCTAGGGGGCATATTGATAATCAAACGCTTTAAATCGCCATTGACAACACGACCAAACTCTTCAGCCATGATCTTGTGGTGATCCCCTTCTATAAATGCGGGCCAAACCGACTTTACAAAAGTAATAAAGTCACCCTGACAATCTTCTCTAAACTTGGCTTTTTGTAATTCTTCGAGTTGTTTAAGCAACTCCAGCTTCTCATCGTAAGAAAGATTACTGATGTTCTGTATCGTTTGTGAATTAATCTGCATTAAAATCTATTTACGTTTACACCAAACGGCAAACTGCCACCTTGATGAAAAAGGTCTAAAGGAGGTTTTTTAGTTTTTAGCTTTCCGCCTTCAACAATACCTGTGTTTAAATGTTTCAATCTTGGCTTCGCCCCTTTTTGAAACATGGACCCAATAAAATCAACAACCAATGGATCGGTTATATCATCAGATACCTTGCCTGTTGGCGAAAGAAACTTTTTATTTATATGAAGATTATCAATCATTTCAAGTGCTTCATTCAAAGTTCTTGAATCAAAATATTCCCCTGCGCTATTTACCTGACCTTTTGGTCCGATATTTATTTTAACTTCAGCGTCTTTAAATCTTTTGGTTCCTGCTCCGCCTGCATATTTGCCTGTTGGAGCATGATCAGAAATTCTTATTCCTATGGTTGCAGGCTTATCAAAACCTAAACCAACATCTTTTTGTAAATAAATATATTCAGAACCATACTTAGAAGCTGTCTCTTCTGTAACACCAGCTATCTTTGGATTTTTTTTAGCATAATTTTTAAGAACCTCAGATGAATATCCAATCTGAGATTTATTTACATCTAATTTTTTTGGAGAAATAATTTTTAAGAAATCACTTGATGTGTCGTAATCTTTTCCCTGAATATTAACTTTACTCTTAAATGTTAATGGCTCTTGTCTTTTTAAGATGTCATCTGTAACCCTAGACGCTTGTGACCTCAATGCTTTACCAGCCCTTCCCATATTGGAAACCATTTTCATAGAAGCACCAATGGGCGCACCCACACCAGTCAACAGCAATGCATCCCCTAAAGCACCCAATCCTTGCATCCCTGCTCGACCGAACTCGCCTGCCTTTAGATTCGCTAACATGCTCTGGCTGTTCTCATCAGGGTACATCCCCAATGCATCCAAGACACCAGCACCCGGCGCAAAATAGCCCGCAGTGGTTGCTAACGATTTAATTCCTTCACTCATGAAGCTCCCGCATTTGTTCTAATAAGTCCATTTCCTTACCATAGCGTTTTTGAAACTCAGCTTTGTAAGGGTGGCGGGAAACACATTCAGTGGTATTGTAGCCAGAGCGATGATGTCCCCAGCACAGTGGTATTGTCAAGAAGTGCGCTCCCGCCTTCGTCTTGCCTTCGATATGGTGCGGCTCACAAGGAGTGAATACACTCATTTCATTTCGGCAGACGATACATCCGTGTTGACAGATGAAATCCATCCACTGCTTTTCTTCACTATTGGGGTTCCTTCCTTTCACCTGAACTCAAACCCAATGTAAAACAGCAGGGCAAACAATATTCTCCATACCACTTTCCAAATCACTAATACCACCTAGTATATTACCAGCTATATCTATACCAATCTCTTAACTATCTAGTATTTAACCAGTTGGTAACTTACTAGAGACGGTATATCCACTGGATTATAGTATTTAACACCTCTTCACAGTTTCTTGTCAAGGGATTTCTGCGTGAGGTGCGCTGGTCGGAGGGTTCGATGCCCCTTTTTTAGTAAAATGCCCTTAGAAACAAGCTCATCCACTAAGGAATGCACCCATCCCACGCTTTTTACACCCAAATTCTCCGCAATTTCCTTGTATGTAGGCGCACAGTAGCGTTCAAGCCAGTAATCCTCCACAAACTCCAGTAAATCCGCCTGTTTTTTTGTTAAATTTTTTTCCACACTAGGATTCCTTGAGCTAATTCCTGATAAATAAAGGTAAATGATACCAGAATGGTAGATCAAAGAAAAGAAGAAGGGGGGGGGTCATAAAAATTGGGAATCTAGTGAGTGAATTACTGTTCGGTGGTGTTCTGCTACAATCAATAGCTCTAGGGGGGGTGTAGGGTAGGGGTGTATATGGGATATTAGTTAGTCTTTAGGGGGGGGTCTTTGGTGCGGAGATATGTGGATGGGAATCTAGTTAGTCATCATTGCCAATGACTAGCTTTAGTTTGTCTCTGATCTCTGACTCTAGTTCAGCAGTGGTCTTATTGTGGTTGACTGTGACATTTACCTTAGACTCAGGATTAAATATATCTATCTCTCTGTGCTTGCCTAAGAGTTCGAGAGCCTTGAGCCTACTGCTAGGGTTATCGCCTTTGGTTTCTTCTACCAGTCGCTCCACAATGTAGCGAGAGAGAGAGTGTGCTGTAGTTTGTAAATTGGCTTCTTTCTTGGCTGTTAGTGTCTGTACCCTTGAGGATACCTTGGGGTTGTTTAGCAGTTCATGTGCTGATCTGTGGACACTACTATCCTTTGTACCTTGCTTGACGTTGTATATCTTCCTGTATGCATCTGATGCTGAATTGCCTTTGATGTATTCTTGACAGAATAGTTCTTGCTTACTGGTTAGAGTAGGGATTGATTTCAGTTTAGGTCGATCAGTCATAGACTGATTATATGATGCTCAGCTCCCCCCGATCAAGATTACAAAATGCTACCTCTATGCAGTCCTAATATTGACCAGTCATTATTTACTTTCTGATCTATGGATAAGTGATATCAATTAGATATATTAATGCTTGTATGAATATACCCATTTGATATAATTTACTTACTTGATATCGGTTAGGTTTAAGTCAATTCCTAGACACCTAACGTCTGATCAGAAGGATGATAAGGACGAGTCCTAAAGGTTGAAACACCAACGAAGTGAAAGTCCTCTAGCAGATAGAAATGTTAGACCAATTTGGAGTGTGATTCGATTCAGGCTGATAATCACATGGCAGAGAGGAGAAAGCGAGTTTGTAGATTTGTCGCTACTATCAATTTAAATCTAGGGCTGAAACAAATGCCAACAGCAAGGGATGGGAATCCTAAAGTGTGAGTCTCTAAAGGGGGTTCATTTATGCAAGATATCAATCTGATTAAGTTAGGGATGGTTGATCAAATACTTCATAGATGTAAGCCAAGATGAAAATCGTAATGAGCATCAGCGTGGTCTATATGAATAGTCCAAAGAATTTATTTATAACTGGCGAGAGTGGGGTTTCTCCCCTCGCTCTCGCAATACAGTTTAGTTCGCCTTAATCATATTCATAACGAGTGTGATTAATGGGAATTAACCCAAGTCAATATGGAGAATCAAATGACTATAAAACTGAATGATGAAGAATTAACTTTGTTAGAAACAATCACTAGAGAAAGCCTAAATGCTTTTATAAGTGAAAGCAGTAAAGCAACAGGATCAGAGTATCTTGCAAGATGTGTAGATCAAATTAAGGTTTATAAATCATTGCATGACAAGGCTCAAGGATTGTGCCTTGAGCGTGGTTCTGAATAACCTTAAACCAACTGATGAGACTCAGCGAGAATCTGAGCGAAACTGGATAAGCAATTATCCAGTCTTGGTAATTAAGCCAACTCAAATAAGGAGAATTAAATGAGTGAAGTAAATTACATCGAAGAAATAGGTCGCTACCGAGCATACAGTATGTTTGTCGGCATTGATGTCCGAGAAAGATATCAATGGCAACTTGAGTTCAGTTCCGATGATCCACAATCAGCACATAATTGGGTTGAAGTATTTATGGATGAGGAAATCGAAAAAGCCACACAAGAAAAAAGAGCATTAAACAGAGTGTGGAAATTTGTCGATGGTGTCAAAGAAGAAACTCTTGAAAGAGAGAATTGGTAAAACCTACTGAGGAGTCTGTGAGATTCAGACGAAACCTGATCGCAAGATCGGGTCTAGGTAAATTTTTTATATAGGAGAAAAATTATGAGAAAAATTACTAAAGAAAGTTCAGAAGCATTTGTGAATTTCGATCAATACAAGAAGTCCAATACTGAAGTAGCAATTAAGTATGGATATTCATCTTCAGATGAAATCGCTAGATTTTATTTGCATGGGAATTGTATAGCTGAAATCAATAGATCAAAATTGCCTGAATGTCGGGGATTAAAATCTATTGAGATTGATCTATGCGGATGGCATACACCAACCACTAGAGAAAGAATCAATGGCATTCTTGATGCACTTCATTATGACTTTAAGATCGCTCAGAGAAATCATGAGCAAGTCTTGGTTAGAATGAAAAACGAGAATCAGCATTGTTATGTGACTGATTCAGATTTTAGCTACAGTTGGGAACAGGAATTGAAACTATCTAACGATAGTTTTGATCCTGAATTTGCTAAGAAAGTTTTTGAATCTAGCGAGTTCGTTAGTGGCACTGATCTGAATGCAATAACTGACTTTTAAATAACCAAAGGGGTTGAATATTGACCAGTCAATATTTGACCCCTTGCTGATCTAGGAATGTAATTCCTACTGATGACTGCGAAAGCAGAACCTGTTTACAGGTTGATTCAAAAGAATCGAAATCAGCACCAATCTAATTTACATAACATAGGAGAAAATTATGAGTAAATTAAAAGCTAGTGAACTAGTCGAAGTAATCTTACATAACCTAGAGAATGCATCGAGCAGTGTGCCTTTCATAAAAGGAAGTCCCGCTATCGGTAAATCTTCTCTAGTCTTTGAGATTGCTCAGACTATTGCTGACAAATCTAAACTGAAACTGCTAAGGGATCATAAGGATCGACCAGTCTATAATGTGAAGCCAAAGAAAAATGAATTTGGTTTTGCTGATTTTAGGGTCGCTATGTATGAGCCAATAGACTTTTCAGGATTGCCATATATCGATGATAAGACTGGCAGTCAGAAAAGAGCATTACTGGATAATCTGCCTACAGATAAAAACAGTAAAGGTCTTTTGTTTTTGGATGAAGTAGCCCAAGCAACTCCCGCACTACAAAACACAATTCGCCAACTGACTTTTGAAGGTCGCATTGGCACTGATTATGTTTTGCCTACTGGTTGGAAAATTATCCTTGCGGGTAATCATTCAACCGATAGAGCGGGTGCTCAAAGAATCTTGACTCACTTTCAATCTGCTTGTTTAACTTTGGAATTAGTTCCTGATACGAATGAGTGGCTAGAGTGGGGATATGGGAATAATATTAATGCTGACATACTGGCATTCTTAACTTTCCAACCTCAATTCTTACATCAATTTGATGCTAAGAAAGAGGGTGGATTTCCCGCACCAAGAATTTGGCATCAAGTAAGTGAAATGCTGACTGGTGATCTTAGACGATCACTGATACAACCAGTGTTGGAATCTTACTTGGGTGAAACAGTCGCTAGAGAGTTTGAAACTTTTTGTGCATTCCAAAATGAATTGGAATCGCCAACTAAAATTCTCAAGAGTCCAAAAACAGCAAAACTACCTGAAAGGACAGAACTGCAATATGCAAGTGTTGCATCTCTGATCAATGCGGTTGAAACTCCAAAGCAATTTGAAAATGCTCTGACTTATATAGAGCGTTTTGATGCTAAAGAGTATTCAGTTTTGTTTGTCAAAGCACTCACAACTAAAGAATCAAAATTCAAAGAGACTTCGGTCTTTATTGATTGGCACATTAAAAACCAAGACATCTTGGTTTAAGTGGTCTGATCAAAACTTGATACACAATGGCACTACCTGATTTTTATCAGGGGATAAGGGTCTTTTTTGATTCTCCTATACCTTATTCGCCATTGTGTAATCCTCGTATGACATTAGTAGTCATGCCTGATGAGATACTTCGAAAGGATTATGAATCAGTTAATTAACTTTTACTTATAGGAGAATAAATATGAGTAAGAAAAATAATGACAAGAAAACTGCATTAGCAGAATCTTGTGTGAAAGTTCAGGTCACTATAAAAACTTATAGTGGGATAAAGGCTGATACCAGCGCTAGAAATGAATTGGCAGATATTAAAAATGCCAACTCGGATTTAGTAAAAGTATCTAAGCATTTATTAGACCCTGAATATCTTAAACCGCCTGTTCAGGTTGGCAAACAATTCAGGAATCAAGTTATCTATAAGAAAACTTTACCTTGGATTGATGCTGACGATAAAGTTTTGGGTGGTGGCAAGTCATATGTCTCAGGAAACCGACAGGTGAAAAAAGGCGAATGGCGATTGCTACCCGCAACTGAATTGGAAGCGTTTGAGAAAGAAGTTAAACGATATAAGAAAAACTTCGATGATGAGGTTGAAATTATATTGCGAGACTACTCAAAGAAAATCGAAGAAGCCAAGCAGAATCATGTTGGATTGGGTGATCTATTCAAAGAATATGAATACCCTCATCCTCATGATCTGCGAGATAGGTATATCTTCGATTATGAAATTGGAATCGTAAACGAGTTCAATCACAAAGATATTAGAGTGGCAATATCTGAAGTCGCCAAATCTAATATCATTGCCAATCATAAAGAAGGCGAAGAAACTGTTAAGCAGAATGCTGATAAGCATACTGCAAAACAACTTGTTTCTAGCATCGAAAGGTTGGCAAGCGGATTGGAAAAGTTTGATCCCAAAAACAAAACCAAGAATCCATTAAGGGATAGTAGCTATAACGAACTTAGAGATATGCTTGATTCAATAGATCAATATCTATTGGGTGATGATGATGATCTAAGATCAACTGTAGCTGACTTGAGAAAAGACATCATTGGTGCAAAATCTCAAGACAATCTCAAGAAGGATGACAAAGCTAGAAAATCTACAGCTAAGAAACTGAGACAGGCTGAAAAGAAGGTCAAAGTTTCTGACACTGCTAAAGGATTATTTTAGTTTGGTGGGGGGGGTTGAAATACCCCCCCTAAAAAAACATCTCAGCTCCCTGAGAAATAAAAATATTTTTAGAAGGTTTAAATCAAAGCAAGTATTGACCAGTCAATATTTGTTTTGATGTAGGCATTCTGTCTGCAAAATTTGTTTATATATAGGAGAAAATTATGGATAAGCAAACAACTGCCAGTAAAGTGGCAGAACACAACATCGTCAAAGCTAGAACCTCGATCATCCAAAAAGGTCATCTTGGTATGGCTTCGATGATTACTCCTTTGATTCTGAAAGAAGTTTCAAAGGATGTATGTTCTACAATGGCAACCGATGGCACTCATATCTTTTGGTGTGAATCCTTTGTCAATGAATCGAGTCATGAAGAATTGGAATTCGTTCTAATGCATGAAGCGTTGCATTGCACTTGGGCACATCATCTCAGAAGAAATGATAGGAATCCTGAGTTATGGAATATCGCAACTGATTATGCAATCAATGGCGAGTTAAATAGATCAGGTTCAATATCCTATTGGAAAATGCCAAAGGATGCATTGTACGACAGCAAATATGATGGCAAAACTGCTGACGAAATCTACGCTATATTGCTTCAGGAAAAAGATCAGAAAGATCAAGAAAATGATCAGGCTGATAATTCTTCTGACGATGGCGATCAATCCGATGGATCATCCGATGGTGATTCTGATGATCAAGATCAAAGCAATGGCGGTGATAAAAAAGATGGTGATGATTTGGCGAATGCTAATGAAGGTAAACCATCTAACACTAGCCAAGCGGGTGGTGTTTGGGATGCAGTGAGCCAAGATGGAAAACCATTAACCAAGCAAGAAAATATTGATGCTCAAAGAGAATTGGCTAACAAAGTCCGATTGGCTGACAGCATGAGTCGATCTTGCGGTAGTGGTTATGACAACTCATTCAACCGAAGGGTGAATGAAATTGATGTGGAAACTGCCAACTATCTTGAGAAAATTCAGGATTGGTTGGTCAGCGTTTTCCCTGATCAAACATCTTGGAATCGACCACATAGAAACCATATATGGAAAGATTCTACTTACAAGAAAGGAAACTATCTTCCGAGTAGGGTCAGTTCAGTTATGGGTGGCACTTTGGCAATCGGTGTTGATGTATCAGGATCAACTTCTTATTACATGGATGGATTCATGTCTCAGATACAGGGGTTGGTTGAGCAATGCAACATTGAGAAGGTCAAGGTTTGTTGGTGTAGCACCATAGTTCATCATGACGAAGAAGGGAATTATTGGGATGAAGTTGACATCTCTGCGGGTGAATCTTTATTAGATATCACTCCTAGAGGTGGCGGTGGAACTGAATTAACTCCCATCTTTGAATTGGTGAATAACTATACCGATGATGTTGCTGATCTTCAGGGTCTAATTGTTTTTACTGATGGAGAATTTTACCCAGTAAAAACAAAACATGAGCCTGATATACCAGTCCTATGGGCGACAATCGATATGACATGGGGTGTGGATGAAAGCGAGTTTGGTGAAGCAATTCATCTTCCGCCACATTGTCTGCGATCTGATTTAGATTTAGCTAGTTAGGATTGGTGCAAAAAAGGGGGGTTTAAGGGTATGTCATACCCTTACTACCCCTCTAACTTTGCATTAGACGAGCAATGGTGAAGCCATTTTTTGTGAGATTCGCCTTAATAGCATCATTTGGTGTTATTAATGGGAATTATCCCGAATCATAATAGGAGAAAAGATTATGAAATATTACAAAACAACAGATAACAATGGTAATGAATGGGCAACGTCAAGAAAGAATCCTGATGCTGTCGTTAATTATTTTTATTTGACCGAGTGGCATCCTTTCGTTTCGTGGACAGCCAATGAATCAACGAGTCAATGGATTGTTGAAGTTCAAACAAACATTGTTGAAATCGATGCTAAAGAGTATCGAGAGATAATGAAGAACAGAGACAGCTTAATTGAAGAACAAAGGATCGCATTGGAAGAAAGGATCGCATTGGAAGAAATTAACTTTCATAAGAAAACCAACTGATGAGACTCAGTGAAAATCTGAGCGAAACCCAATCGAAAGATTGGGTCTTGGTGTCAGTGTAATGCTGACTAAATTAACTTTCATAATAGGAGATAAAATTATGAAATATCATTCTAAAAATGTTGATAGCCCTAAGAACCTCGCAAGGCTAATGATTCTTAACAAGCTGTATGATCTTGTTGAGAACATTTACGAAACCGAGTTTCATGGTTTAGACATAAGAAGTGAAACTGCTCAATCTATCTTAAAGAAAGAAGGAGTTATTGAAGTATCAAATATCGAAGCGGATTTGTTTATGAGAAATCTTAGCTTTGAGGTGGCAAAACTGATTGGAAAATTAGAATTGCAGACTGGTACTTTTGATACAGTTAAAAGGACAACTAATGGTGCAGTCTGTAAGACTCCTTTCTTTGGTAGTTCATTTACTGGAGAACCATCATGAATGAGATAATCAATGATCTAAAGATCAAAGAAGAAAACATTCACAAGCTGAAAGGATTTCTTGATGACAATAAGTTCTATGGAAAAACTACTGGCTTTGCTGAAGGTCTTTTTAAGCACTTTGAAAAAAATGGTCAACTGTCTGACAAACAATGGCATTGGGTATTGAAACTTGTTGATCAAGTTCAGAATCCAAAGCAAGAAGAACCTGAGAAAAAACTGCCTAATATAAATGGTGTTTATTCTCTGCTCAGACGAGCGGTATCACCAAAGAATAAATCATTCCCTAAATTGTGGTTAAGACTTGATGACCAAGATATAAAAATATCCAAAGCATCAAACAAGTCTAGGCACAGAGGAAAACTATTTCTCAGCAATGGGAAGTGGGGATATGAAAATATTTACTTTGGGCGTATCGAAACCGATGGCGATCTTTACTTATCAAAAGATGGCAAAGAGGTTCAGGAAAAACTAATCGATCTATTAAATAGATTGGTTAGTGATCCTGAGAAAGTCGCAAGTGAATATGGAAAACTCACTGGCAACTGCTTTGCTTGTCATAAACAACTGTCCGATGACCGATCTATTGAAGTAGGTTATGGGAAAGTTTGTGCTGATAAGTTTGGATTACGTTGGGGATAAGTGATGATATTGACTGGTTGTTTTAATAATGACCAGTCAATATTTGATTTCCTCTATGGTTTCCCTATTTACGTTTTGATAAACACTCATTTTGGGTGATGTCTAGGCATTACCCGACATGAGAAAATGCATTAGAACGTAAATAAGGAGTCCATTTTTCCTAGAATTAGTATGAAAATGCTAGTTTTGGGTGGATTTCTATTAATGGGCGATTCATTCGCCTTAATTTAATCTTACTATATAGGAGACAAATTATGAGTAAGAAAAAAACTGTGCCCGCTTATGTGGCAGATGCTTATTTAAAAGCATTAACTATTTATGGGTACGACACTATGAACCATGAAAAGTATTGCTTTTCTGTAGATCACTTTATAGATAACTATAAAGAATTTGCCAAAGATGATTTCTTTTGGATATTTCATTCCAAAGAAGAAAGAGATTCTTTTGCTTTAGATTCTTACAGAGAAGAATTAAATTGCGATTTTACTTATGGAGAAGCCAAAGAATATTTAGATGGCTTGAAAGAAATCGATCTTGATAAGGCGGTGTCATCATGAGTACCGAAATTTTGATAGACGAACAAGATCAAGAAAACTGGAATGTAGTTTTAGATGATCTTAGAGAGTCAGGAATAATAAATATGTTCGGTGCTCCATCTTGGTTGCAAGATAATTTTTGTGTTTCTAAAAAAGAATCGCAACAAATTTTCAACAACTGGACAGAAACTTACAATCGCTAGTTATAAATAAATAAAATTTGACCCTATCGGTCTATGTCTTTTTAGATGTGGATCGGTAGGGTCTTTTTTTTTGGTCTAAATTTTGTGGTCTTGGAGATAAAGTGAAAATATTATCCGAATTTAAAATATTTCTGGGAATGAAAATATTTTGGGAGCTGACGGGAATTTTTCGAGAGCCGTGTAAAAATAAAAATATTTTGTTTCGCTGGGAAAAAAATATCTACTTGGTTTGGTCGGTATATATTCCAACACTACCTTTAACTAAATATTGACTGGTCAATATTACACGCACCAAGATACCAAGAAGTTATTGTCATACTTATTTGGAGTTAGTCTTTTGATATCTTTATGATTGCATTATCTGATTAAATCATTATAATTTGTATCAAATACAAACACATTTAGAGTAATTATCATGAGTAAAGAAAAAGACATCCTAACACCATCACAGATTGAGCCTAATCTTCCTACAGATTATTCAACTCCTAGTGCTCACTGCAATCTGTCTGTTTTGCAAGAAGCAGAGGAAACAAACTCCATTCTAAAAACAAAAAACGAAGGTGCTGATCCTGAATATGTTGCCCTGTTGGATGAAAAAGGAAAGATGCAACAAGAAGGAGTATTAGCAGATAAGAAAAAAACAAGCAGAAAACCTTTAGACAGGCAAATTGTAGAGAAATTTCTAATCAATAGAGAGTTTAATATTGATGAAAAGAAAGGTCAGTACATAGATCACAGAGGTCATGTAAGAACAGAAAAAGAAAGAAAATATCCTGTAGATGTTCATCTACTCAAAAAAATATGTGCTATGCATCCCATCGTAAGGAATGTTCACAAATTAGTAAACATTTGTGGCTTTCATAAAACAATGTATGCAAGACTCAGCCCCGCAAGTGCAACTGTTAGAAAAGCAATCAACAAAGAAATGATGACAAAGATTGCTGAAATCTTAGAGCTAGATGACTGGAGAACCTTAATAGACCGAGAAGAATTAGATGCTCTGTCGAAAAAAGAGCAGAGGATAAAGCAGATAAAAGAAGATATGGAATCTTACAGAAGCAAAATTCAAGGCTTGCAAAAAGAATTAAAAAAACAAAAACGAGGAGTAAACGATGATTAAATATTTTTGTGATGACTGCGAAAAGGAAATGGTGATAGACCAACATCCTTTGGATATTGATTGTGAAGTGGCAGAAGGGGTCGATCTTTTGTATCACGAAGAGGGAATACAGGTTGACTCATACGACAGAAGAAGAGATGAGGTCAGCTATCAACATCAGTGCAAAGAGTGTCATCTTAAAGTAAATAAAGAAGAATCCTTTTATTATGATTGGGGTGTAGCATGACCGAACAAAGAGAAGAGATTAAACAGTTTTTTGATAGAGGGGTTTACGCAACCATCATTCATTACAAGACTCAAATCAATGGACATTGGGGTTATAAAACAGAATGCTATGTTTATGATAATGAGTACAGAGCAGTCGAACATGGACAAGATGCCATCTTTGACCGCAAACTATATTTCAGCGAAGAGCAACTAAGAAAGGCATTGGAGTTCCTAGCAGAAAACAAGCGATACGATTTCGCATCCAACTTTGTTGAGGTGGTTAAAGTATCTAATATTGACCAGTCAAAATTAAGGAGTGCAACATGACTGAATTACAAAAAGAAGAGACACATAACTTTATGTGCAGATTATCACAAGAAGATCACCAAAAACTTAAAGTGATCTCTAGTGCCTATAACAGAAGCATGACTTCTCAGATCAGACAGCTTATTCAAGATTGCTATCGAGAGCATGGCGATGGTATGGAAGAACATTTATCGGGAAGATTGGAACAAGCAGAGGGAGTTAAAAACAGAGAAGATGATGCAATGCCTTTCTAGCGAAACGAATGCAGAATCATTTTTTGTAGCTTAACTTCCTGTTGGGTTTTTCTTTTGGGAAACCAATAATCTGATAGGACATCCAAGCCAAACCTCAAGGGGTCGATCTCATGATCTCTTGGGGTTTTTTCTTTGGCGACCACATTCCATAATAAAATTTCAACTCTCGGACTTGCGTTCTTTTGTAAATATTTTTGCACGCCAGACAAGATCAAAGCTCTGGTTGGGGGTTGTGGTGGGGAAAAATTATTTTTCATATCACGAAACTCCCAAGAAGGGCTTCCAACATTTGCACCAGACTTGAAAATTATTTCTGTATATTTCTCACCAACATGGTGTTGGTCTACTGTGATTTTTTTTTCTATTAAGAGTTTGTCGATTGGCACTTGGTCAGTGACTTTCATATGGTGAAAAGGACTATGCTCTCCCTTTCTGAGAGAGTAAGAATGTCTTGATCTTAACTCTTTATTGCCTAATTCATTAACGACAATCTTAGAAGTCTGTTGTCCATTCGTAATCTTCGTCAAAGCCCATGTCCTCTGAGATTTCATCAAATCTACCACTATTTAAATCATATCGCAACTTAGCAACTCCCTGACTGCCTTGAAAATTCCATCTTACTTTCTGAACATGGACATCAGTATCGCTATCATTTCGGACAACACTTATTAAGAAATCGGCTTTGGTGTACCAAGAGATTGACCCACTTATGTCAAGACCTGTAGCAACTAGATTGTCTCTGTTTGCGGGTTTCGCGGGGTGAGCGACAAAGAGGACAACAGACTGAGTTTGTTTAGCCCATTGAGTGACTTTGGTTAATAACTTATTGATCGCTTCGGTCAACAACTGATTGCCTTGCTTGATGTCTATAAAGTTAAATGGATCAATCACTAGAACAGAGGTGTCTGCTCTGAGTAATGCGCTTGATGCAAAGTCTAATATGCCATCAATCGTAAAGGGACTGCCCGCTTGATGATCTTGGAATACAAAGTTATTCTCAATAAACTCTAAAGCATATTCCATTTCTTCCTGATTCATTCTATTGTCTTTGCCTTTGAAGAATGGCTTACCAACAATCTTAGATGCCAACTGCAATGCATGAAGCTGTGGTGGTTTCTCGAAGGATGCAAAACAAGTTTTCATTCCCTGTTTCGCAAGACGAATGCAAATCTCATCAACCAGTTCTGATTTACCATGCGATGGATAGCCAGTTACGACAAATAAATTTGATGGGTTGAAGCTGACCAACCTATCCAGTGATGGCAGACCCAACTGCACACCCTTTGGATATCCATGATCGTATAATTCCTGTATTGAATCTTTGTAGGTGTAAATGGTGTTCAATCCCGCAAGAGGTAATGGTGTTGCGTTCTCAATCGCATCGACAATCTTTTCTGTCCCGCCTGTCATTAAGACTTCATTCACATCCTTGTATTGACCCAAGTCAACCTCGTAGGACTTGGCTTTTCCAATCCTTCTACCCAACACTTCCTTTAAAGAATCTCCCGCAGTATCTTGATCGGTCAGTAAGATTGACTGGTCAATATTTGACAAGATCGTTTCTGCATCACGAAGATAATCGTACTTTTTATCGTCTACTGTGTTGTCTTTTACTTTCGATGGCGCACCATTTGGCACTGATACAATGAGAGTATTGTGTTCATCCTCACCGAATCCTATTCCCGCAGTCGCTAGACTCAGGACATCCATCTCTCCCTCTGCAATTATTATTCTTTTCTGCCCATTCAGTTTCTCTGGCAAGTTGTATAAAGTTTTTGCACCGCCTTTTGTTTGAGTGAAGTATTTGTGTTCATCACTTGCTGATCTCCACTTGATCGCATAAGTCACACCATCTTTCTTGTATGGGAATCCAACGCTCGGTAGTTCACCGCTTCCATTAAACTTATGTTTCGAGAAGATAATCCCAAACTTTTCAATCACCTCTTCTGATATCCCCCTAGCCATCAACCAGTCTTTCGCAGTATTGTCAGGCTTGAAAACAGTGGTGTCCAACGCCTTAAAAATATTTTTGTTTGGCGGAACAGCGTGCGTCTGTCTTTCCGAAACTCTACCCTCGATGCCACAATGATGACAGCGATACAAAGCACAATCCGAAGAGACTGTGATTGATAATGGTCTATCTGATTTGTTTTTCTTTCGGGCTGAACTACACGAAGGACATTTGGTTTTGTGACTGCCGAAATCTAGGCTTTTTGAAATTGATAATAATTCATTCTGAAGATTGGTGCTTACATCCATAATAATACCTACTGGTTATATACTAACTATTACTTAACTAACAGTATATTTACAGACTGGTATTATACTAATACTAGTATATACTAGTTATAGCTGATTTTGATTGGGTCAGCTTATTCATATGAAATCTCCTATATGAGAAGAGTCTACTGAACTAGTTTTTAGTAGGCTCTGTCATGGAGAAACTATCAAGAACACTGATCGCATTTTCAGCTAATACCTTTCTTTCTATCTTTGGTCTTTTCGACATTTCTAAAAAGAACATTGCCAAATAATCAGGATCAACTTCTGCACTATCGCATATCATTTTAAACTCCTCACCATCTGCAATCCAATCTGCAACATCTGTCACTCTTTCTGAATCTTTTGAATGGAAATCTCTAATGGCTTGCTTGAGTATTGCTCTGCAAATATCAAATGCCATTTGTTCATCTGTCGATAACACTTACTTCTATCTCCGCTCTTGGATTCTCTTTGTCGATACCATGAAAAATATGTTTTTCTTTAACGCTTCTATCGTTCTCATAAATCCTACCTTGCATCAAATCCAGTATTAAACTTTCATCTAAATCAGGTCTGCGATTCTGATAATAAATTGTAATCGTGACCGAAACATCCTTCTCTTTTGGTATCAATGTTTCTTGTTGTGGGCACTGCCAAGCAAAATCCTCAGAGTATTTAAGTGCTTGTTTTGACTTAATAAATCGTGGCTTCCCACCTATCTGAACAAGCCTTCTACTGTTGGCTTTGCTGTAGCATTGTCCTTTAACAACAAACCTAATACTATCACCCATTAATCACCTACACAAGAAATTTAGTAACAATCTATTGACACCATCTATACAATCTATATACTTTGTGTTTCACAAGGAACTTAAACAGGACTTTTTATGAACAAAACAATTAAGCCAGTTGTTGAAAAATCTGCACTCCCCACTAAAAAAAGATCGACTTGGAAATGGAATCTACCTTTAGAGTCTATCAAAAAAGGGGAGCTGATAAAACTCGAAATGTCAGAGGATGAAGCCAGAGATAGTAGCAACACAATAAGAACCATTGTCCATAGATTCCAAAAGAAAACTCCATCAAAGAAATTTACAGTCAGGCTAGTCATCAACGATGTTGCTGAAGAGTTGGATTGGGAAGGCATAGGCATATGGAGAACTAGGTGAAGTACACCAACAAACATAATCTACCACCTATCATCGTCAATGCATTGATGCATGATACTTATTCTTCTGAGGGATCAGACTACAGCATGACCACACTCATAAAAGCACCGCAACAAGTCATACTGGAAAGAGAAAATCAAAGCGCATTGACACAAGATGTTTCTGATCTAATATTTTCAAGAACTGGAACTTGGAATCACGATGGTCTTGAGGCGGGAAACAAAGACAACAAAGATGTTATCTGCGAGAAGAGACTTGCGATAGACATTGATGGTGTAAAGATATCAGGCGCAACCGATGTATATGATCGTATTAAACATCATGTCATTGATTATAAAACCACATCATACTATGCAGTCAAAGATGCATTAAAAGGCGGTGCTGTAAAGCCTGAGTGGGAAAAGCAGACCAATGGCTATGCTTATATGTGGCGAGCAAATGGCTACACAGTCAGAGGAATTAAGATCATTGCGATACTCAGAGATTGGAGTCGTGCAAACTCATTCCGAGATAAGAACTATCCACCTACACCGATAGTTCAATTGAATGTTCCATTGTGGAATGAGCAAAAGCAGAAATGGTATTTAAGAGATAGGGTTGATCTTCATGAGTTGGCAAAAGCTGAATATGAAGTGAGCGGGGAAACTAACGAATGCTCTGATGAAGAACGATGGAAAATACCAGATACTTGGGCTTTGAAGCTCAAGGGTAGAAAGAGAGCAATCAAGGTTTATAAATCAGAAGCAGAAGCAAATCAGAATATGGACAGCGAAGAACACTTTGTTGAACACCGAGAAGGTAAGGCAAACAAGTGTGAGAACTATTGTCCATGCAGAGATTTTTGTCCTCAGTATGAAGCTGAGACTAAATAATGACCAGTCAATATTAAAGGAGACTACTATGGCTAAAGAATTAACATATAAAGAAGTTTGGGACACACTCTCAAATGTCGATTGTTCAGAGCATATCGAGAAGAAGATGAATTTATCATATCTCTCATGGGCTTGGGCTTGGGGAGTGCTAATGGAACACTATCCTGATGCGACCTTTGAGTTTGGCGCATTCACTACAGCAGACGACACGATGCACGATGCAATGTTTTATCCCGATGGAAGTGCCAGTGTGTTTGTCACAATAAGTATACAAGGATTGAAAAGATCAATGTGGTTGCCTGTAATGGACAATCGAAACAATGCAATTTCTAATCCAACATCAAGACAGATATCTGATGCGAAGATGAGATGTTTGGTCAAATGCATAGCGATGTTCGGTCTTGGTCATTATATTTTTGCGGGAGAAGATTTGCCTAGCGAGAAAAAAGAAAGTGGTTCAGCAGACAAACGTGATGATACCTCCAACCCACCCCCAAGTGGTGAGTCTGCTGAATCCGAAGATGTCGTTGATGATAAGTTTTTGAAAGCTGACGATAAGTTTATAGAGATAGTCGAGACATTTACTGAAGATGTTGAGACAGTTGAATCTCTTGAGGAGTTCTTCATTGACAACAAAGATGAGTTTAAGAAACTCAAAACAACAAGCGAGGAGACATACAACAGATTGATCAAATCGTTTGCTAAAACTAAAGCCGATCTAAAAAAGGAGACAGAAGATGAATGATCGAATTAAGGTTGAAGGTGCGGTATTTGCGAACACCTATAAAAAAGCAAAGAACCATCCTGATTTCACAGGCAAAATTGAACTGAGCAAAGCTCTATTGAAAGAGTTGGTCGAGAGAGCGAAAGCCAATCAAGACATTTCAGTAAGTGTTGCAATGTGGGATCGTACTTCTAAAGATGGAAAGATATATAAGTATGTTTCTGTTGAGCTTCCTGAGATCAAGGAAGAAGAAGTGGAAGTCTTTGAAGATGAGATACCATTTTGAGTGCTCTAAGTTTTGAAGCTGTAAAGGTTCGGATTACTCAGAACAAACAGGGAGTCTATCTGGTGCTTAATGTCCATCCAGACGAAGTGCCAGAGGACTTGCTGAGAAGTTGGGTTGGTCAGAGATACTACTGCGCTATGGTAGGCATACAAGAAGATGAGACTCCTGTTCCGCATCAGCCAATCAGAAAGAAAACAAGCGGTCAAAAGTATGTGGATAGAGCGGGGATAATGGCAAGGGAAAAAGAATTTTGGGAGTTTGCAGAAGTCGAGAACGAAGAAGATGCTTCTGAGTTTATAAGAGAATTTTGCAACATACATTCAAGAAGCGAACTCAAGAACAACGAGTTTGCTCAGATTCTTTTTGATGACATTAACAAGAAATATAACAAATGGTATGAGCAACATGACAAATAAATACATAGTAGAAATTGAAGTCACAGGCACAGAGATATATGAAATCGAATCCGATGTTTCTTTAACAGAACATGAACTCGTTTACAGGGCAATCAATAAGGATAAGCCTGATAATTGGAAAACAAATGGTGATTCACCTTACAGCATTTCTGTAATGGAAGGGAAACTAGAAATAGATGAGTCTTTAAAATGAAAAAGAAAGCAAAGCAAGACGACAAGATCAATCCGCCTTATTACAAAAAAGGAATACAGGTGACTGACTTTATACTTTCTCACGATCTTGGTTGGTGCGAGGGGAACATCATAAAATATATTGTCAGACACAAGATCAAACACGAAGAGAATCCGATACAAGATTTAACAAAAGCCAAGTGGTACTTGGAAAAACTAATTGAAAATTTAAAGACATAATGAGCCGAGAAGAAAAAATGTTTGCGCGTTGTTGGAACGACTCATGTGTAGGTTGGGGGGAATAACCCCCTCAATTTAATTAGGAGAAAGAAATGAAAAAGATTTGGGAAAAGGTTGTGGCATTTATTGTAGCAAACACGATGTCTAAAGAATCCGAAAGAGAAATGTGGGAAGAAGAAAGAAGATTGGCTTTGGAAGAAACAAAAAACATACACAAGTGGGGGGAGAAATGAAAGCGTTAGGTTTATTTATATTTTTACTAGGAATGTTTGTATTCACAAGCGGTTGGGTACTTTTAGATTTGGCATCTATGCCATTGAAGGATGATCTTTATTCATTGGATGTGTTGGGATTCTTTAACAATATGTTTTCGTTAGACCCAAGCGTTGCAAGTTTTCAGTCTATTATGTCTTTACTGTTTATTGTTATGGGATGTTTCATTTGCTATAGCGGTAGCATTTTAATCAAATATTGACTGGTCAAAGTTTGGAGAACAAATGGAAAGGTTTAAATACTTAAAGAATTTAACAAGAGATCAAAACTACAGTCATTGGAGACTTTCTAACTCAAACGAAAGGCTTCATAACAACCAAAGGCTTTTATCCGAAGAAGAAGCAAAAGAACTATTTGATAAGTATTATCCCGATGACGAAAGAACTAAGTGAAAGAAAAGAAGATTGGTGGGCTTGGCATAGGTTAAACCCTCATGTATGGAGACTGTTTGAGAAGTACAGTTTCGAGGCAATCAAGAGCGGTAGAGAGAACTACAGTGCATGGGCAGTCATTCAAAGGATTCGTTGGCACACAACGATAGAGACACAAGGATCAGACTTCAAAATATCAAACGATTACATCGCTTTCTATTCCAGATTGTTCCATGTGAAACATCCAGAATACGATGGCTTTTTTAGAACCAAGAAACTGAAAGGCGAAGATGAGCATTAAAGTATTAAATGGAAACTGCATAGAAGTGCTTGATCAACTGCCTGAAAAGTCAGTCGATTCCTGTATCACTTCTCCGCCTTACTATGGACTCAGAGACTACAACACTGGCAAATGGATTGGTGGTGACCCTGATTGTCCTCACAAGCGAATGACTAAGATCAGCAAAGACACAGATACAGGACATAAGAATATGTATGAGCATGGAGATGTGGTCGGTGATGCAATTTACAAAAGCGTTTGTCCGAAGTGTGGTGCAACAAGAGAGGACAAGCAGATAGGCTTAGAAGATTCACCAGAAGAATATGTTGAAAGCATGGTGGAAGTGTTTAGGAAAGTTAGACGAGTGCTAAAAGACGAGGGGACTGTTTGGCTTAATCTTGGTGATTCATATGTAAGCACACATCCAACAGGAACTAGAGATTCAGATACAGGGTGGAAACATGGGGAACTGTCAAAAGGACATCAAGCGAGAGCGGGTGGTGCGGGGGGCATATATAAAGTGAAAGACCTTATGGGAATCCCGTGGATGGTTGCCCTTGCTTTAAGGGCGGATGGTTGGTATCTAAGACAAGACATTATATGGCACAAACCTAATCCAATGCCTGAAAGCGTTCAAGACAGATGCACCAAAGCACATGAATACATCTTCTTACTTACCAAACAAAGAAATTACTATTATGATCACGAAGCAATTAAAGTGCCTGTAAAACAAGATTGGGGAACAAGGGATAGAACCGAAGGAAAGTATCACAATGAAGGAACAGGACTGTCTCCGCATACAGGATTAGAAGATTCTTATGAGAGTGCAAACAAACGATCTGTTTGGACTGTCACCACAAAACCATTTAAAGGTGCACACTTTGCAGTTTTTCCGCCTGATCTAATAGAACCATGCGTTCTTGCGGGCTGTCCTAAAGATGGTACTGTTCTTGATCCTTTCGGGGGTGCGGGTACAACTGGCTTAGTTGCTGATCGGAATGATCGGAATGCTATATTGATTGAACTCAACGATGAATATGCTGAGATGGCTAGAGATCGACTCTATAATGATGCTCCACTTTTCGTGGATGTAGAATAAGCATCTATCAAATCTAAATTAGTGTTAGTTTCTGATTCGTCAGAATGTGACGCTTGTATAAATATTTTCAAAACCAGAATCCTGCTTGCCAGAAAAATATTTTCATTGCCGGCTTCGGCCCGAGAAAAAAAATATTTTAGTTTACCTACTGGGTTGGTTATGTACCTGTAGTGTTTGCACTATAAATATTTTAGTTTACCGACAGCAGTATTATTGTTTGCAGAAACTCATAATGTAGCAGTAGGAATACTTGCGTTAAATTAAATATTTTTGTCGGGATACAACTGGTGCAAGGAATGTAGCAATAGGTTAGTCAAATATTGACTGGTCAAAATTACAGGTTAAAGTCTGCGAATGGAATGTTTGCTCTGTCTTTGATGACTGGAACAACCGCTAGTCGCCTGTCTCTTTCGTTCTCAAGCTGTTTGAGAAGCTGTGCTTTTACTGTAGGAGAAAGTGTTTTAGACATTACTACCTTATCTCTCTTGGTTCGCCAGTTTTTCATATAACGATCTATTGATAATACAGCCTTTTTAGTATTTAGAATGTCGGCATGAGACTCTCTGTAGGAGATGTATTCGTCTGTTCTTCCTTCTTTCTTTAATCTATTAAGGGTTTGAACAACCTCATTTACTTCGCCTCTAAGCTCATAGAATTGTTGCTGTAAGCCACCGCCCCTACTTGTCTGAACAAAACGCCTCATAACAGGCATTCTATCCGCACTAGGCGGAATAAAGTCTCTATCAGTAACAGACCTTGTGATTGCATCGACAGCACTCAAAGCATAGCTCCCCATTGATCCGCCATATCCTTGCATAACATATTGAACTTTTATTGGAGATATATTAAAAAACTCTCCTACAAGTCTAGCCATTTCGTTGGTGCTGTACTGTGATTGATATCCCGCCTCTAGTCCTTCTTCCATGTAGTATGGAACAATAGCTTTTCTTGTATAGCTGTCATGATTCATAATGGCATCAACCAATGGGGCGATTGCTTGAATACCAAAAGAAGGCTCAAACGAACTCTTGGTGGGTATTGCTGGAAAAGCAAGAGATGTAGAAAGTTGTCTGTTCATACTGCTTGCAACATCGGCTATTGTACTTTCTCCCATCAAAGCATCCATTAGTCTTTCGGGGAACACTTTTGCTATAACGCCAACCTCGAAAGGTATGGGAACTTTAAGTGCGAAATCATCTGCAATAGGAATAATCCAGTTGTCATCCCTGACCTCTCTTCTTGCATTCTTATACTCTTCTGTATCACTAACCATTGCATAGTAAAGAGCGGTTATCATTGCTATAGAACCAAGCCTTAATAACATATTTTGTTGTATCTCTGCCGGTGTAAGAGTTAGTCGGTCAGATGCATATTGTCCAGATGCTGAACGATAAAGAACATCAAGACCCTGTATTCTCGCATTTAAGAATGGAACTGCGGCAGTATAAACTTTAAAGAATGGTGAGTTTCCTCTGCGTGAGAAGTTAATAACTTCTAATGCTTGATATGCCGCCTCTGTTTCTGCAACTATCTCTGCCTCTTGTTCGCTTACTCCTTCTGCAACCTTCCTGTTATAAACTTTTTTATAAACATCCTTATACACACCTATTCTTGTAGCCGCATCTGATTTGGTTGTCATTTGACCTAAAGCATCCCAAACAGTTCTAAACCCACTTCTAACAGTTAGTCCTTCTTCTAACTTATCAACTTGTTGTTTAATATATTTGGCAACATCTTTAGGATCGTTTGAAAAATCATATCCACCAACAACAGCCATTTCTTTTAATTTTTCAAATACATCATTTCCACTTGATGTAAAAAAGTTTTTACCTGTATCAATAACAGGAGTCATCTCTGCTCCCGATGTAACATAAGCAGACAACGTATCACGCATCATGTTTACAATTACAAAGTCTGGGCTTCTCGTAATCATGTCTCTTAAAAAGCCAGAAGGTATTGCTAAAGTATTTTCAATACCCCTGTATGGGCTTACACCATAACCGATTAGAGACTCAAGCAACATTGGATCATTAACTCTAAACCAAACCTCTGCGCCTTGACCGCCAGCTTGATACCAAATAACATCCTTTCCAATTTTGTTTGGCTTTTCTTTTAGCTGAACAGCATTTCCTGCATTAACTGCATCTCTAGCTACAAACTTTAACGCTTGATTTCTCATGGCTCTATTAAGCAAAGCCATTGAGTTTCTGGTAATTGCTTCCAACATATCTACATTTACTGGAGCACCAGACCCTTCTATTTCTACATCAAATGGACTCTTGCCAAGCATTCTTCCACCAGTAGAAGGTCCGTCATATCTTTCATCTTCTTCAAAATGCCTATAGAAAGGATAATAATCAGACTGTTCTTTCCATTCTTGTCCTAGTTTTTCATCTAAGATACCTGTATCTATAGCAAACTGAACAAGAGAGTTGTTAAATGTTTGATAGTTATCATAAAACTCTTTAATAATTGGGTATTGTTTAACCATTTGATCAGCTTTCTTAATCATCTCATCGGTTACTGGTGTAGCAATCCCTTCTGATTTAAGCCTTATTCCTCTCTGAACAATAGAATATGATTTAGCGTATTCTTCTATAGGAATGTTTGCTTGTCTGCCATAAGAATGAAGCCTTGCAAGAGCACCAATTAATCCTCCCTCAATCTTTTCTCCATTCATTGTTTTCATATCAGCATTGTCAACAACAACT